GTTGAAACGCCATTTTATTCTCCTTGAATTATTATGTGTTTTTGGCAGTTATAATACCATACTGATATTTATGATTCATAGGATTTACAAAGTCCTAAAGAATTCGCTGTGGTACGCTCCATAGGTTTCTCCACCATTTGCAGTTTCCCATACATCACCGCCTTCTACCATAAAATTGGTTTCCAAACCATCATCTATAATAGGGGCAGGTAAAACATCTTCATCTATTTGATTCATGTTTTCCAACTGAATCTGTTTTCTTAGGTCATGATTAACAATTTCTCTAAAATACTGTTGGGTTGTTGCCCATGAGAAAATGACCAAAGTCATTACTAAATCGTCATTCGCACCTTCAGCAGCTGCAAACGAGGTTTTATGTTGTTCAAAAGTGGTTAACTCTGAATATGTATCAAAGTCATTAACAATAAGTTTGTCACCTTCAATCAGAGTTTTTAGATTGGAACAACCAACCGATTTAACCTGAGGTGACATTTTAAGTCCCATCTGAATACCTCTGGCAAAACCAGCAGATAGTTGTTGGGGTTTCTTATTGCCTGTAAATACTTTTAATAAGTTTTCATACTCTAGGTCTGAATGAATAAAGTCTGCAACCTGAGGATTGTTATTTATTTCAACTAAAATGTAAGCATCATTGTAAACCCTAGCTGCATTTACGATTACCGTTGGGAATAAAATTGGTGATATTGACGAACTGGAATAAGTTGCAACCTGTCTATATGGAGTGGTTGATATATCAATCACAGAGAAAGCAGAGGAGTCTAAGTTTTTACCTTCTGATACATCAACTGCAATGCAATATAAATGGTCAGATTTTGAATCATTAACACCTTCTTTAATTGGATGTTCATAGATTTTCATCTTATCATGTTCTGCAATTGGATTGGTATATCTCAACTGTTGTAACTTATAACCAGAAATCAAAGTATTAGAAGAACCTAAGAACTCCGTTTCAAACTCTTGTGCAAACTGTCTTTCAGATGTGTTACGGATAGTTTCTTCTTTCCAAACATCATCACGACCCGGTACCATAGACCAATGAATCTCAAAGTTCTTATAGTTATTTCTTTTCTCTATTGAATCCATCCATAGTTTATAGAATAGATTCATACCATTTGGTGTAGAAACAATAATAATCTTTGAGGACTTACCAGATGAGATTACAGGATAGACCGAGTTAAAGAACTCATTGGCAATATTGTTTGGCACAAAAGCAAATTCGTCCAAGAATACAATGTTAAACGAACCGCCTCGAATTGCAGAGGAGGAAGTCGAGGCAGCGATTACCTTAGACCCGTTCTCTAACTCTACATTACCCTTGTTCCATGTCACCACACCTTGTTGGAGCCATTGTGGTAAATTCTCATATGCCAGTTGATACTTGGCTAGAATGTCCCTTGCCAATGAACCTTTGTTAGCAAGAACTGCCACATTTTGTGAGTCGGTGAAAATGGTTGCCCATAAGAGGTAACCAACTGTCGTGGTTGTTTTACCAACCTGACGAGGACATTTTGTAATAACGAAACGATTATCTTTAAATAGATTAATCATTTCTTTTTGAAAGTCCCACATTTTAAAGTTAATTAGACCTTCGTCTACGTTAACAATCTTGATATAGTTCATACAGAAATAAACCGGGTCTTTGGAACACTTAATGTATTCCGCCACCTGTTCTTCTGTATATTGGTGTTCAACACCTACCTTTTTGAGTAGAGGGTTGTCACGGTACGAATCTTTTTGGTTCATTGAAATAGATTCTCTATTTTTATTTTTGCGTGTGGTGAACTAGGATTGTTATGATAATCAGTACCAAAGTGTTCCACCATAGACGCTTCCAAGTTATTTAGTGGAAGTGCTGCTCGGTGAGGAAATCCTGACGGAACATTTACATACATATTGCCTAAGTTTGCAGACTCTCTGATACCATATGATTGTTTTTGACCAAAAGAATAGTATTGAGATTGCATATGTTCTTCTACTAGTTCTTTATCCATAATAAACATACCTTGGTATGGTTCAGAAAGAAAAACAAAATCTTGACCATTCACTTTAATAATTGGTCTATGTCTTTGATGGTGTGTGCAATCTAAGGAGTAGATTTGACCTTCTTTATCTTTTTGTATTCTATGAACCGCAGGTATAAAGTTTAAATTATTTTTTAAAAATAAACTTCTAGTTTGGTTCCAGTAGTCAAAAGTTTTTTTAGTAACATCAATATTACCTTCAAGATAGGCAAAATGAGTATAGTCTGATGCAAGAAATTCTGGCATATACTTTTTATGTTCCCATGTGTAGTGATATGGGTCAGCCAGTTCAGTAACACGAATATCTAAATTGTTATCAAAGTTTACATTACTATCAATAACAATTTTAATATTTGGTATGTTTGAAAGATTGTTTATTGTTCTTTTGAAGTTTTCCAACCTATCTTCAACATAATAAAAACACAAATTCACCCAAAGACTCATTCTTTGCCTTTAATTAATTTATTCAACTCAGCTGTAGAACCTACAAAGATGGCTTTATCAATAGTTGTGCCAGATTGTTTCTTCTTATCTTCATCCATCTCACGCATTTGTTTTTGAATATTTAATAATTCTTTGTTGGCATCTACCATATTTTTAAGTAGTGTACCATAAACTTCAAATGCTCGTGGATGTTGGCCTGCTTTTGCAATTTCTAAAATCTCTTGCATAGCTTCTTGACCTTGGTCAATAATACCTTGAAGATTTTCTTTTGATTGTTGATAGGCGTCAGTTAGGTCCTGTTTTAAATCAGGTTCATTATAATTTGTTGGAAGAAATGTTTTCTTTTTTTCTTTTGAATCATCAATGATGGGATTAATGTCAAAGATATCAGATAAATTTTTATTCAAGTCGTTCATAATATTTTATATTTAAGGGTATTCTACAATGGTTGTATTTGCCGACCAGTTGCTTGCAGCATTAGCATTTGCTGGATTTGGAGTAACTGTGATACCAACATATTTATGAGGTATTGCACCGCCTAAGTTGTAAGAGGTGAATACATAATTTGCATTTGTTGATGTACCATAGATTGGTTGTGATGTTGTAAAATTACCATTTATGTTTCTTAAATGTAATTTGTTGTTGTTCCAATATATTACTTTTGCAGTTGCAGTTGCAAATTCAGGAGCATATCCTTGATAAACAATTTCACCAATTTGATATGTTCCAAATCCGCCTGCAGGATTCATATTGAATTCAACAACATCATCTGGTGTAATCATCTGATTAATATTTGTAATAGCTTCATCAATAACGCCACTTTCGGATACTTTACCAAAAATATAACCTTTGACAGTAAAGTTTAATGTCCAAATAATATTTCTTGTGCCTCTTTCCGAATCACCTTCATAATCAATATCTTGTTCTGTTGAATTTAAAATAACAGGAATTTCTTTTACTATTCCCATTTCTGGAATAAGATTTAATTTGATTGTATAATCTGGTGTAAAATATGATAAAATATGTTCTATGATTTGAGTACCATCAGAAATATTTCTAACATAAAGATACAAAGCAAAATCAAAATTATATGGTACTGGATTGTATTGAGATACTAATCCACTTGATGTTTGATTAAATGCTTTGATGTTTGTATTTTGTTTACGAGAAGCATCATATGCAAAACCGGTTAATTCAAAAGACAATCTTGGTAAAGTCATCATTACTTTTTTACCAAGAGTCGGATCTTCTTCTAATCGTTTTACATATAATTCTTTTGGTGCATAAGCAATAGGTACAATCATTCTTTCGGCTTCAGTCTGGTCTGGATTATACCTTACCAAAGTGATGTCGTTAAAGATGTTGCCAAAACCGACAACCATCTTTCGAATGATTTGATTATAAAATGTATTTGCCATTAGACACTACCGAAAGGATTTTGTTCTGAGAAGTCTATGATAGAATTACCTTGGGTTTCTATTGCATAGTTATCATATGAATCATCACGTAAATGTTCTTGTAATGGGTCATCTGATGTGAGCCTGTATCGTGCATTACTTGTTGCACCAATAATCCTATTATTTGAATTGGCTATAAATTCACCAGCAATATTTGATACTGATAATACTTTTGTTGGTAAATTCCAACTCTGAACAATAGCCACGGCCGTTGCATTGGCCTGATTTGATGCTGATTGATATACAATTTCTTTAAAGGTGTAATCACCCGAACCTGCACCTAAGTTCAATTCAATCTGATAAGAGTTTTGAGTTGCAACTTCATCAATACCTTGAACACCAGTATCAAGCAACTCATTAGAAAATTTGAATTTCTCAAGGTGTAGTTCATAGAAATAAGGAGTTTGACGACCCAAGGTCATCATGTCTTTATCTTGGTCTGCAAAAGTAATTTCATACAATTCACCAGTACCATTTAAGAATGGAATATAAACTAAGTCGCCTTCTCTTGGCCTTTGAAATGTATTTTGTGGAACTCTTTGTGCAAAACTTCTTTTTGAAATAATAACTTTAACAGTATTTTTAATTTCAAGGCCAAACTTAGAGAAGAATTCTTTTTCACCACCATATGAAAGTGCATCTGATAGGTAGAATTCAACTTGAAATGCAGTTTTGAATTGTTTGGTTGGATCTTCACCAAAAATTAAATCTCTTGCTACATCATTATCATTAGGCAAATAGAAGCCATCGAAACCCATAACTTTAATGGATTCTACGATTAAATCTTCTACGAGCCTCTGTTCTGAATAACGAGAGTTATAATTATTAAAGTAGTGAGAAGTTGCCATGGATAGTCGCCATATTAGTTAGTATACCACTCTAATGGTGCAAAATACTCGGTAGACATTTGTGCTTCGAGCGACTTGATTTCTTCAAACGCTTCATCATAAATTTTATCACCGTTAAGTGTTACACCACCTGGCAACTGAATGTTGTTGAACTTTTTAAGATTGGCACCCCAAGTTCTTTTGATGAGAGCTGTTGCATATTCTTTTAACCAACGGTCATTCCAAGTCATATCATAAGCAGTAGAATTGATAGTTGCATAACATTCAGCAACAACAACTGTACCGGCAGGAGCTTCTTGTGACCCCCAAGCCCAATCAATAAACAATTTTTCCATATGACGATTGTATCGAATAGGAACTTCACCCGAGAACAATTGTTCCAACATACGAAGATGTTGCATTGTCATGGTATAGTTAATATATGATGCAGATGTGAAATCGTAGAGTTCGTTTAGACGAAGTTGATAACGCAAGTCAAACATATCAACGCTTGCTTGTGAATCACCAATGGGAAATATACGAGTTATACCAATAATCTGTAAAGAATTATTTTGACTATCTTTTACATTTGATAAGTCAATATACTTGTTACTTACATCTTGGTTAGTAAGTAAATGTATGTAGTATATCTTTTGAGTACCATCATAATGATAATCTTGCCAGTATTGCAAAGCGTCATCAATACGGTCCTCAACTTGGTCATCATCTACGTTAATATCAATAACAGGGAAACCTAATCTACGTAGACAGTAATCCTTAAATTCGGACCTACTTGTTATAGTAGCCATTTTAGTTTCCTACTTTTGCTTTTAACTCATCAATTTGTTTTTGTTGTTCTTTGATAGCTTCAATTAATAATGGTACCAATTTCTCGTATTGAACAGTAATGTAGTTATCACCAGATTTACTTTGATTGTTTTCATCAAGGTCAAATGGTGCAGGTTTAACTACTTGTGGTAATACTGCTTGAACTTCTTGAGCAATAACACCAACTTGTTCTTCATAGTTATTGTAACCAAATTCTTCTGCTTTCTTGTTTTGTGTAAAGATTACACCAGACAATGTAAGGAGCTTTGCGAGAGCATTTGGAATTGTTGAAATAATATCTTTGAGTCGTTTATCAGAGTAGAACGCAGTAATGTTGTTTGTTGCACGAATTTCACCAGTTGTGCCTGAAGCGGCAGTACCAACACCAAACGAACCAAACTGAACAGATGAACCTGTCGCAACTGCTTGGCCAATAGAGAATGTGACTGCACCAGTGGCAGCAGATACAGAAACACCGGTACCAGCAACTGCGGATGTTACAGCAGAGAATGATGTTGAGTTTGCTTGTGTAATACGACCATAAGTATCAACTGTAAATGCTGGAATTGCACTTGCACTACCATATGAAGCAGCACTTACACCAGAAGTTGCAAGGTCTATTGTAATAGCAGTTGTGCCACTAGATGTTACACGACCTGAAGTTCCTGCAACAGTAGCAACTTTTGTGTTGGCAGCTGCAAATGCCGATTCCATCTTGCCTTGAACAGCAGTAATATTAGTATTCTGAGTGGTGTCTACACCTTGAATAATAGTAATGGCAGCATTTTGTGCCAAATCAACACCTTGAATAATACTGATACTTGTATTTTGTGCTAAATCAACACCTTGAATACCACCAATCTGTGTATTCTGTGTGTTATCAACGCCTTGAATAATAGTAATTGCAGCGTTTTGAGTTGCATCAATACCCAAAGAATATGCGATAGCTGTATTGGCATAGTTGTATGCATTGTTAGCATGACCATAAGCTGCATCGGCTTCACCATTTGCACCGTTAGCAGTTGCAAAAGCTGCAGCTGCAAAGTTATTGACTGCTGTAATTGTTGTATTTTGGCCAAGGTCAACACCTTGAATAATTGCTATGGCAGCGTTTTGTGAAGCATCAATACCAGCTTCAATGCTAACAGCTGTATTAGATGCATTAAAAGCAGCGTTTGCTTTATCATAAGCACCTTGAGTAAATTGGTTTACAGATGTGATATTAGTGTTCTGTGTTGATTGAACAGAAGCAACGTCACGACCACCAATAGTTACGAATTGTGATATTACGTTACCAGTAACTCTACGAACATTAAGGTTTGAAGTATTGAAACTAGGATCAGTAACAATAATGTTATTATTGCCTGAAACTTCTTGTGTATAACCTTCAAACAGGTACCATTCTTTATTGCCTACTGCATCTCGGAACATACCTGTATGAGCATTTGCCACATCGTTGTATGAACCAGCAAATCCAATATCGAGAGCATCAGTAGAATAATTTCCTTGTGCCAACAGAATCATTGGATCGGCAACTTCAAGTGTTGAAGTACCAATCGAAACTGTGTTACCTAAAACAGATAAGTTTCCAGTTACCGTTAAGTTTTTACCAACAGATAAATTTCCTGAAGCTGTTGTATCACCTTGAATTGTTACGGTACCAGTAAATGTTCCACCAACGTTGGCCTTATTATACGCAGCTTGCA